CATGCCAGATATTGCACGTGCTGTAACGTGGATGGACGAAACTATTGGCAATAAACTTGAAGATATTTTAAAGTTTGATGTGAGCACTGTATGGGAAGAGGTTAAATCTGAAATCCAAGAAATACAGGGTGGCGAAAAGAAAGGTGGTAAGCTTGGTGAAATGATTGGTGGTAACTTCTTTGCATCTGCTGCTTTAGGCGCTGCGAATGGAATGGATGCTAGTCAAATACAGGCGGCAAATAGCGGCTATGATGCTACAAAGGGTACATATCCAAACCACGTATTTGGTCCTATCAACATTATTGATAAGGTAATGGTTAGAAAAGCTGGTCTTGATTTTACGGGCGACATGTCCCTAACGTTTCATTATAGCTTAAGACAACTTGATGGTGTATCGCCGAAAATTGCATTCTTAGATTTACTGGCAAACATGTTAGTGCTTACATATAATAATGGTAACTTCTGGGGTGGATCAACTAGATATACTGGTGGTGCGCAAGGTATGAATCAACCATTTGGTGACTTTAGTAAATTAAAGTCTGGTGACTTTGGTGGTTTCTTGGGTTCTATTGTTGGTGACGTATTTGGTAAGGTTGGTAATATTGTTGCTGATATCAAAGAGAATGGTATTATGGGTAATAAGTTTACACAGAATATAATCGGCGGCGGACTTATGGATTTATTTGGTACTCCACAAGGTGGTGAAGCTATTAAAGCATTTTTGACTGGTGATCCTACTGGTCAATACCATGTAACTATTGGTAATCCAATGGCGCCTATCGCTACGATTGGTAACTTATATTGTGATAAGGCGGACTTTAAGTTTGGCGGTGAAATGTCATACGAGGGTTTCCCGACTGAATTAACTGTTGTTGTTTCGCTAAAGCCAGCTAGACCGAGAGATAAGGCGGACATTGAAAGAATGTTTAATGGTGGTAGAGAACGTATGTACCTAACACCGGAAGGCGGCGTTAATACTAATAACAGTACAAACAATTCAGTTTATGGTAATGCAGATACACCGCATCAAGCTGGTATCTATAGAAAAATGGCTAACGGATAATGGACTTTCGTACACTAAAAGATAAAAGAATTGTTGATGGTAAAGTTGTAATGACTGAACCTACAACGGTATTTTTTAATATGAACCCGGATACTCTTATTGAGCACGAGGTTTCATTACATGAACTAGATAGACCTGATCTAATTGCTTTAAAATATTATTCAACAGATAAGATGCTTGATATCCTATTAAAGTTTAATGGTATTTCAAATCCATTTTCCATTAATGAAGGCGACACTCTTTTTATTCCCGTAAATATTACTTCATTTAAAAAGTTTATTAAGCCAAGCCGTTCGTCAAAAGAAACTCAAAAAGAAAAGTTCTTAAAGCAACGTAGAATGACTGAAAAAGATATTAAGCGATTTGAATACCTTCAGTCAATTGCACAGGTAGAAGCGCTACCACCAAATAGACTTAAGACCGGTCAAGTAAATAAAGATGCTACATCTGGTCCTATCACGGACTTAAATCCTAGCCAAGTTTAATTATGGCATTAGATAGTCATATTTATACAATACTAGAACCTAGTATAAAACTAGAACCTATGCAAATGCCTAATATTGGCGAGCGTGCAACGGGTGATGGTATATCGGATACTCAAGGTGGGGCTGCGCCGTATATTAAAATTAATGAGTATGTTTTTACACAAGGTGATATTGAAGACTTTACTCTAGACTTAAATGGCAAGTACCCAGAAATCCGTGCAAGGATTTCAGATAGACAGGGATTGTTGTCTGTTGACAAGTTTCCAAGAGATGGTGACATTCTTAGTTTAAGAATACAGCTTGATGAAGCCGGTACATATAAAGATATTAGAATGGACTTTAACATTCTTGAATTTAAAGGGTTTCCAACAAATGCAACTGAAATAACTAATGGTTCCGGTTCTGTATATAGGGTTCGAGCTATTGCTAGGATACCTGGAATGTATACGGATGAATGTAAATCATACGGTGAAAATACATCACTTGAACATATCAAATTAATTGCACAAGACCTACAGCTTGGACTAGCAACAAACATCGGTGCAACTGATGATAAGATGCGTAGATTTTGTGCATACCAATCTAAGCTTGAACTTATTTCAGACACTGTATTACATTCGTATGTCTCAGATAATGCATTTCAAACTTATTCAATTGATCCATATTACTATATTAATTACGTAGATTTACAGACAGTATTCAATGCGCCAAATGACATTGAAATACATGAAATGATTTCGGCAAAGGTTTTTAATGAAAGGGGTACTGATCCAAAAGAGGGCGCCGGTAAGAGCGATGTGCAATTGATACTTTCAAACCATCACTTAGTTAATGGTACAAATCAATACATTGAAAGCTACAACCTTCTTAATAATGCAACTCAAGTAGCTTTGGAGAATGGATACAAGCGTAAGATGCAGTTTTTTGATTTGGCTAATACAAATACACTGGTTGAATTTGATGTTGAATCATTGGTCAGTAGTACGATTGCGGATAATGAGGAGCCACTAAAAGGTCGTCGTAATAATGACAATGATGAATGGGCTTCGCATTATAAACAAAAGTATGTTGGTATTCAATCTGATGCTACTCATTTGAATTACAATTTTGCGGCAGTTAATAATATTCAGAATATGGTAGAGCTAGATAAGTTACAGCTTGAGGTTGAATTGGCCGTGGCAAACCCAGCGCTTTATAAGTATATGAAAGTGCCTGTAACTATTTACAATTATAAGATATCTACCGCAGCACTTCAAGACGACCAGAATAAAAAAGCAATTGAGGATGGTTTCACAACAAAGGAATCTGAACTACAAGCTGAATCTGTGAAGCAAGACGGTGATTACAGTACTTTTACATTGGATGAATTCTTAAGTGGTCACTATGTTATTATTGGCATTCAGTACAAGTATAATCAAGACGACCAATACCGTCAGGTCCTTAAGCTAGCTCGTAGAGAGTGGCCGGCCCAGATGGGAAATATGTGATATATAAACAATGGCAGATCAAACTAAATATCAGTTCTTAAAAGGACACCTTAATAAAAATGCAAAGAATCCATACCAGGATCCTACATTTTTGACATTTACATTAATGTTTGATGTAACAAGTCCATTATTTAATAAGGATGTTGCGGTGAAGTCACTAAGAGAACAATATGGTGAAGACCGTAGAGCTGACAAGCTTAGTGCTTTTATTGACACTATGCTCTTAATCAACCAAGAGATGCCATGGTATTTTAATTCAATTACTGGTGTTGATCGTGCTCTTGATTTTGATATGACAAAACCTTATTGGGGTGGTGATGATGCAAAACTTGAAATTGAATGTAATGAAACTATCAACCTACCAATATCTGGTTTGATGGACCTTTACCGTGAAGCTGTTTATAATTTAAAGGGTTGGACACAAGTATTGCCAGAGAATTATAAAAGATTCAACATGTATGTGATTGTGTCTGAGGTTAGAAACATCCAGACATCAATAGGTAATACAAATATTAATACTAATATTACTGCTGATTTTAAACCTCACTTTATGTTTAAGTTTGGTGCTTGTAAGTTTGATATTACATCTGGTAAAGAAGTCCTTGAAAATCTTAATAGTGCAGCGCCTGAAAATCCAAAGCCAAAGATTAGGATTAAATATGAAACTATAGAAAAGATTTCAGCACAATATTTAAATGGTATGCTGGGTGAAACTATTGATGATAATCCAGGTGTTGGTCTAGAGGTACCGGGTAACACGACGTATGCATCACGTGCCGGTCAGGCCGTTAATGATGCACTAAATACTGCAATGGGTGGTTTAAACAATTTAAATCCTATTCAAAATATTACAAGACCAAACAATGTATATGGTTCTGTGTTTGATGTTGCATTTGAGAGAGCTGTTAATCAACTTGACAATCTTGCAGGTGGTGTTTCAAGAATACCTGAAAACATATTTAAAAATAATGTAACGGCGGCTAAAGCCGAAACCAATAATATTTTAAAGAATGCCAGGGAGAATATCTTTGGTGTACGTAGTGGTACAACATTGGGTACCGCGTTGAGAGCAGGTTCAATTAACTCAATTTTGCCGACGATAAATAATATAAGTAGCCAGAGGCAAAATTTAGGTAATGTTAATGAATAATGAACCAACGAGAATTATTTACAGATAATCTTAGGGACTCGCATTGGATTGGAGAAGTTGTTGATAATAAAGATCCACAACAACTCGGTCGATGCAAAGTCAAAGTATTTGGTAAGTTCGACTTACTAGATGCTGAGGATATCCCATGGGCATTGGCTGCCAATAATACACACGGTTCATATAATGTACCTAAGGTTGGCGATATAGTTGCAATTATATTTGACAACGGTAATATCTATACACCTCTTTATAAATATAACATTAATAACAATACGGCTTTAAAAGACGACGTATTAAGTGGTTCAATAGAACCGGAAAATGTTATTTCTTTAATGTATGATGGTGAAAAAAACGCAAAGGTTTTTTATTCACCGGGTGAAGGTATTATTATCTCAACAGGCAACGGCGCAGCTGGCGCGCCAATGGTTAGACTATCGGAGGATGGTAAAGTTTATATCAATGCTGATGATATTTTTATAGCATCAAGTTATAATGATGAAAGTGAGCCAGCAGTAAAGGGTGAAACACTATCAAAGATACTTGAAGAAATTGTTGATGCTATTAGCAATCATAAACATATTCCATATGGCGGTCCAGTATTACCGAATACAACTATTCAGCTTGGATTGACTAAAGCTAAGTTTAAAACTTTTAAGCAAAAGAGATAAAACATGCCAGAAAGAATAGTAGCCCCAAATAGTGGTGTACCGATGTCTAATAGCAATGGTGGTACACAGGAGACCGGTGGTGATCAAACACAGGGCGGCGGTGCCGCAAATCCAGGTGTTGGTTCGGTTGGTACTTCAGGTACTTCTAATGCCCCTAGTTCATCTAGTGCTTCAAATGATTTAATGCTTGCCGAACTTACAAGTGCTATTACGGCTTATTTAGCAGTGGGCGCTATCTTACCGGGTGATGATTTTATCATGGACTTGTATATGGATAATAAGCTTGGTTTTAAAACAATTGAAAAAGACTTAGAGGAAGCTAATCCTGAAGTTGATAAAAAGACTATTAAAGATTTAGTAAAAGCTGAGAAAGAAAAGACTAAGGCATTTTTACAGGGACCTGGTAAGGCAGCATTTAAGGATAAGCTTGATCAATTAAAGATTGAGATTAAAGATATGCAAAGTACTATGGGTAGTGTTGCACAAGAGGTAACTATGTCTATCACGGATGCCTTCATGCCACCGGTTGTTGGACCAGTAGCTCCAAACCCACTAAGTAGTGTTTTGAAAATTAGTCTTAAGATTATTGCAATTAAAACTAAGATTGATATTGTACTTGCCGGTGTATTAGTTGTATTAAAACTTATGGATGAGCTTGGACTTGGTGAACATAGGGCTGTAACAGATATAGTTCAACTTGCAGCACCTATTGTAAGAGTACAGCAATCATTAAAAGATGCTTTTGCTAAAGCTGAAAAAGAAGCTAAGAATTCAGATGATGGTTATAAAACCGAACACCCTGAAGCCGGCGGTGGTAATATTGAAGAGGGTGCTACAATAACAGGTCAAGAAATTCAGATTGAAGCACAGTCAAGATATAGCGTTAATGGTGAATGGCCACTTAAGAAAAAGAACCGTAAAGCTGTTAAGAAATTAGTAAATAGCTCTGACGAGATTGAAGCGGAATGGGGTGAATTATTCCAGAGCTATAACGAATGGCTAAAGGTTCCGCAACCACAAATCGTTTCATCTGGCAATCGGGCATTTGCCGCGGGTAGTTATAACCCCGATAATGTAGGACAAATTGGCGGTCGCCCGGGTTCTTAACTTTAAAAAATTGACCCTATAAAAATAGGGTATATAATGTATAATTTATTATTTATTTTTATTCACCTTTTTATTTAAACCAAAAAAATGGAAAACAAAAAAAGAGAACGTATCAGCAAAAGAAAAGTTGAAGTTCAAACAGAGGATGTACAACTCTTAAACGAAGTACAAGAAGACGATTTCGAACTAACCCTGGAAGGTAACCATGATGAGTATAACTTCATCCTTCCTAATGGTGAATTTGATTGGGACGGTTACGAAGCGCATCACAACCACAAGCTAAAACCTAATCATAAGGTTAAGACGCTAAACCACAAACACATTGTTTATTCACACGCATCAAATGCACAGGAGATGTACAACATGTACAACAATGCTTCATTCCATTTGGATGAAATCTGTGAACTTGTTGAAGGGTCTATTATGACTGGTAAGCTTCATTCTATGTCTACTAGATGGGCAACGGTTGATGTAAACTATAGAGAAATGTTGTATATCGACTTGTCTCGTGAAGACCGTGATGTTATTGCGGATTACAGACCAGGTGATGAAGTATCTGTAAAGGTTCTTAGTGATAAGACTCAAGCACGTGAATATGCACTTGCATCAATTACTGAAGGTGCTAAGCAAGTTATATTTGCTGAACTTAGAATGGCAGCTGACGAAGGTGGTACTGCATTTATGGGTAAGGTTACTTCAATGATTCCAGGCGGTGGTTACATTGTTAAGGTTCAAGGTATTGAATGTTTCATGCCAGGTTCACTAGCAGGTATCAATAAGCTGGCTGATTTTGAATCAATCGTTGGTACTGAAATGTATGTTGTGCCTGATTCATTCTCTGCTAAGCGTGGTACTATTGTGGTCTCACACAGAGCTTATCTACAAGCTATGATTCCAAAAATGATTGGTGAGCTTGAAAACAATTTGGACGCAGTACAGAAGGGTTTTGTGACCGGTACGGCTAAGTTTGGTGTCTTCTGTGAATTCAATAACTGTTTGACAGGTATGATCCACATTAATGACCTAAGTCCAGAATGGTCTGCCAAGCATAAGAATAATTCAATCGAACCAGGTGATGAAATTGAATTTAAGATTAAGGAGATTGTTAATAACAAGAAGATTATCCTTACTCAAATTGAACAGGTAGAAGTTAAGGAAGACAACTCTTGGGAAGAGTTCACAAAAGATTTGCAAATTCCATCTGTAGTTACAGGTAAGATTAGATCTGTAAAAGACTACGGCGTATTTGTTGGTTTACATGGAACTATCACTGGTATGGCACACGTATCTAACTTTGAAAAGAATATTTCATTGACTGAAAGATTTACAAAGGGTGACGAGGTTGCTGTCGAAATTACCAAGATTGACAATGATACGAAGAAGGTTTTCTTAAAGGTGGTTGGGGCTTAAGCTCCAACTAACCTTTATGTGAGGTGGATATATACTTAAACAAGATAGATTCCACCTATGTTAAACCAACACAATAAAGATGTTCTTCTAAATTCACAAGTTGGATTTGAATTTGAATTTTATTCAAATACTTCTGTAGAAGAAACTGCAAAATCGGTAGGCGAACTATTGGGTCGAAAGATTCAAATAGAAAAGAAAGCACACTCGGATTTTCAGCCATCTGATAAGGTATTTAAAATGGAACCCGACATGTCGGGTGGGGCCGGGCTAATTGAATTAGTTACTGGCCCTTTGCCATATACGGATGCTAGGTTGATTGCCATCAAGATGCTTAAGTGGATTGATACTAATGGTTACACAAATGACCGTTGTGGTTTACACTTAAATATTTCATTTCAATCAGGAACTTATGGCAAGTATTTTATAACACATATGAATACTCTTAAATTTGTACTTGAATTTAAAGAGGATCAAGTCTATAAATACTTCCCACAAAGAGAGAATCTTGTATATGCAAAATCTATTAAATACATCCTACCAAAAAATGGTATGTATTTATTCAATGAGAATACTGTAAATAAGACACAGTTTAAATATCCAGACACCAAGTATTATGGTGTAAATTTCTTGAAGCAAGAAAAGGGTTATCTTGAATTCAGATACTTGGGTGGTACTGATTATCAAAAACGCACGGTTGACATCCTACAATTGATGGACCTATTTATTACACAGCTTCATGATGTATGTTCTGATTCAAGCTTGTCTGAATTGAATAGACTTGAGTTACGTAAAATTATGCGTAACATGCAACCAATACTTGACTTGTATAGAGACCATAGAAACTTTAAACAATTTGATGATATCAGATTTACATTTGACCTTAGTGAAGATGGTGGTAACAGGGGTGAGACCATTGATATGTACTGGGACCAAATCAAGGAGCGTGTTATTAAATTGATATCAGAGGGTGGCATGACAAAGGGTCATATTAACTACGACTCAGATAGGTCTAAGATTCAAATCAAGGATGGTGTATTTAAGGGTGCGCACGGTCTTGAGTTTTATGAATTTGTAGATTGTGAAATTGCAGGTGAGGTAAAATATAGTGACTTTTATAAATGTAAATTAGATGGTTGTGATATTGAGACTTGTAATTTATATCAGTCAACTGTTATTAAAAATTCAAAACTAAAGTCTTCATATGTTCACCAAACATCTTCTGCTGAAAACTGCTATGTATTTGGCACAGACGGTGTATTTAAAGGTTCAATGAAGGACGGCATTTTTAGGGAGGGTAAGTACTCCGCAAAAACAGCAAAATTTGATGGCACTGAAATTGTGCAATCAAAAAAAATAGATTAATAAAAAAATGGGCGATATTTTTGTAGGAGATCTAAATGACTTAACAACTCCACCATCGTATGATCCAAATTGTTTAAATGACTTTTTAAACGAGATTGGTTCATATGTAACTGGTGCTTGTATGATTCCAATGAATCTACCACAGTCAGAGATCTACAATATTATTAAAAGAGCTAAACAATGGTTCTATAAGAACTATGAATACTCTATGGTTGAAAACTTCTTATACATCCCAAAGGAAGTATTTGAAACTGATCACTTTAAAAGAAGAAGAGCACTAACAATGCCTGGACCATCTAGCATTACAGGCGGTGGTGAAGTTTATTCTGTATACGGTGTTTTTGAAACTGGTAGCGGTAGCTTTGGTACTTCAATTGCGTTTCAAACTGGTGACTTTGATATTGAGCGTATGATTTACGGTTCTTTTTCAAATGAAGGTGCTGGTATGGTTAATGCCATGGAAAACTTACAGTACTATGTAATCAACCAATCTGGTATGGAAATGTCTAGACAGATTCTTGAGAATCCGCTTTCATTCCACTACTCACAACAAACACATGAGCTAAAGTTCACAGGACAGACACCGAAGAAAGGCGTATTCCTAGAAGTTTATGAAACTATTCCGGACTGTGCATTGTTTGCAGATGAAATCTTTTTTAGATATGTTGTTGCTAAGGTTATGGTTGCGTTTGGTCAAAAGCTTGCAATCTTTAGTTACAACCTACCAGGTGGTATTACTATCAATGCCGATATTATCCAGGGTATGGGTCAAGACGAGCTTGATAAGATTATTGAAGAGATTAAATCGGACGAAGGCACTGATTGGATGATGCACTCATAAGATGAATATATAATATTACTATGGACTTCTATGTTAAAACAATTGGTGATCCTAATTATGATCCGTATAAAGTACATTCTGAGAGTGAGGTAGCCCAACTCATTGGACAGATTGAGACAACTTTGTTTACAAATAGAGGTGAAGTACTTGGCGAACCTGATTTTGGTTGCAACCTGGAAGACCTAGTTTATTCATTAGGTTATAATGAGGTTCAAATTCAGGGTATTGTCAATGAACAATTTAAACGTTTTGTACCATTGGCTGCAAAATTTAATGTTGAGGTTCTTGTTTCTTTCTATAGAGGTGAGGTCAGAGACATTGCGCAAATAGACGTTACAATTGATAGCAAATATCAAGTTGGTGTCTACATAAATTAATGAACTAAATAAATGGCTGAATTTAAATTTTTACAAGCTGCTAGAATCAAGGCATCTGAAATTAAAGAGGACGCAAGACAGTACGTAAGTAGGGTCTATGGTAGAGCTGGTAATTTATTTACGGCAGCTTCGCCATTTGCGCAAATTATCCAGGTAATGTCTGAATTAACTGAGATGATCTTTTATTACATTGAAGATTCAACAGTTGAACAGAATATTATGACTGCTCAACAACCAGAATCAGTTTATGGTCTGGCAAGATTAACTGGACACGATCCATCAAGAGGTTTTTCATCTATTGGTGAAATACAGATTAGATGGAAACCAGGTACACAAAATGATATTGCAGGAAGTGCTTTATACATTCCAGCCAATAGCCAAATCCGTTCAGATCTAAACGGTCATGTTTATTTAATGCGTACTTCTTCTGATATTATTTCGTTAAGCAAATCAGAATTTAATTATATTAAAATACCTATTATTCAAGGTCAAATTGAAAATCAAACAGTCACGGGTACTGGTGAAGCTTTTCAAACTTTCAATATCCAGACTGGTGGACCTACAGCACACGACCAGGTAAAGGTTGCAGTTAACGGTGAATCGTGGACAATTTACAATTCATTATATGACATGAATGCATCCACTCGCGGCGTTATTGTAAAGACTGGTATCTTGGGTGGTATTGACCTGTTCTTTGGTAATGGTAACTTTGGTATGATTCCAAATAACGGTGCTCTTATTACTGTTGAATATATTAAGACAAAGGGTGCCGCGGGTAATCTTGGTGAATCGAAAGATGTGACCTTTAAGTTTGTTGACACTGGCTACGATGGTGTTAAGAACGAATATGACTTAAATGAACTACTTGAAATGCAGGTGACTTCATCACCTAAAATGGGTGCGGACGCTGAATCAATTGAATTTACAAAGCTAATTGCGCCAATGCAATCAAAGTCATTTGTACTGGCTACACCGGATAACTACGAACACTTCTTGGCTAGATACAATATGTTCTCTTATATAGATGCATACAACTTGACAGATGATCAATACTTAGATGATGACAATGTTATCTACCTATTCCTTCTACCTGAGGTTGCATCTAAGACAACATCTTCACAGGATTACTTCTCATTGCCTGTTGAAGAATTCTTCTTTATGCCTTCTGAGCTTGATGCGATCCGTACGGCTATCGAAACATCTGGCCAGCAAATGGTGACTACAGAAATTAAGTTTGTTGAACCAAAGCAAAAGCTATATGCAATGAACGTTTCTGTAAGACACTTTGAGGGTTTTGATGAAATTCAACTTATGAATAATATTAGAGCAAAAGTATCTGAGTATCTTCTTAAGATTACAAGAAGAGATAGACTTCCTAAATCGGATATTGTAGCTCTTATTGAAAATATTGATGGTATCGATTCTGTTAACGTACAGTTCCTTTCAAAGTCTCAAGAGGATGCTCTTAGGACTGGTTCATATACAGTGACTCAGACTACCATCACACCTCAAGCTCCGGTTCTTGAAGATGTTGGTAACGGTAAGAACCGTATCCTATTCTTCAAAAAGACTGTGACGTCTAACACGGTTACATTTAATCCATCAAATGGTATTCCAGCTGATGTCAGGGAGTACGTTACGGGTCTTGATGAATTCGGTGACATTATTCTTGATAAAGAAGAAGTTGCTATGTTCAGAGGTGGATGGCAAGATAGATCTGGTGGTATTGTTGTTGACCAGCCAAAGGTTGGACAAATGGCATCACTGTCTGTTAGCTTCTCGAAGCCGGTTCCAAGAACTGTATATACAAAAATTCAATCTGCAAATAGAAAATCATTGTAATGAATTTATACGAAGGTCTTTATAGATATAAGATTATTAAGAAGTACAGTCTGACTAAGACTATGAATGATCAGCGCAAAAATCAAGGTCGCGATTATTCAAAGAGTATTCTTAGAAATGCGCTATCAAAGCACATTCAAAGAAATGACACTCTTACCGACTTTATTTCTTTTATTCAAGACCTGTTTGTAGAAAATATTAAAACTGTTTCAAGACTAAAAGTGTTCAAAGCTTTTAGCGTAAATAAGGACGAGTGGAGGGTTAAGTAATGCGTTATTCAGGTATTAGATTATTTAATGGTAATGCATCGGAGATTGAATTGGTTTATGATTCTAATGACGGTGTATTTAAGGGTAGCTTGCACTTAAAGGAGGTATCGACTGGTCTTTATGAAACTGCAACTATTTTCATGCTTGAAGAAGCATACAATCAATATGGCGCGCCAATTATTGTCAAGCCAATTGGTAGTAATGTAGGTTCTCAGTTTAAGGCAGAATTTATAAATGCCAAGAATACATCTAGAGACATTAATCTTATTACAACAAACCTAGTTGATGATGAGTTTATTGTGTCTAATGTTGATTCATTATTATTTGAACCACAACCTAGTACACTACCAACAAGTACAACAGACGGCATCCATACACTTGGTGATTCATATTCAAAAGAAGCTATTCAGTTTACATTGGCCATCAACTCACAGGATGAAGCTGGTCACTATAGATACCTACGTATTTATGATACGGTTGATAACTATCTTATTGCAGAGATTTATGTATATGGTGAAACAGTAGGTGAGGACGAAAGACTTGAAATACTTTTATCAAATTTCGGCGCAACACTTACTGCAAAGGACCAATTCCTTTTTAAGGACCATGATATTAATGAGGTTGGTACCGACTGGATGCTAATCAATAGAAAACGTAAGGAGCTTTTATTAGAATTATCAAACATTAAACCGTTTGTCGGTACATACAAAGCCCTTATTAATGCTATTAAATTCTTTGGCTATAATAATCTTACGCTTAAAGAATACTGGTTAATGATTGATGACCGCTCGCCAATGTTTGGTAAGATGAAAGCGGTTGAAGTGCCATCGGCAACAAATGGTTTTGTTTCTAAACTAAAGCAGGTTGCGCTACCATCTTCTTCATACAAAAAGACTTCAAGGTTTGGTTTATTCTATAAGCTTAATACACCTACGGGTTCATTTGATGAATGGGATATGCCAACAGTTGAAGAGGCATTTGACTTTACACCAGACGAAGTTATTGTAAAGCTATATGGTCTGAAGAATAAGCTTCAGCGTGAATACTTACCACTTCAAGCTAAGATTATCGATATTATCGGTGAAGGCGACTTCTACAATCTGTATAATACAAATGTATGGAATAACCAGAATGAAATCACATCTATCAATGCGGGTGTTGAACCTTCTATCAAGATCCATCAAGACATTATTTTTATTGAAGATTTAGAAAAAGTTTCAACAATCCTTGAAGGTAAATCACAAGACTTCTCAAAGGTGGATGGTACAGATATGGCGACACTATATACTGATGTTGAAGCTTTCTATACTGATTACTATAATTTAGATAGAAGTACTTTCAAGGATAGTGGTATTGACCTCAAGATTGGTGCACCACTTATGCTTGAGTGCACTTCATTTGCCAATACATGGAATGATGCTGAATTCACATGGGACGATGCTGAATCATTTATTACATGGGACAACTGGTGGAAGAGAAACGTATATGAATTACGTTGGACTATTACTGGTCCAAAGAACTGGTCTGTTCAAATTGTCGGTTCAATTGATGATTACCTAAAAGTTGCCCTAGCACTTCCATATGCTGGTAAGTATTCTATCAAGTTTGAACAGGTTGATTTGTTTAACAATGTAACTGTTCTTAGATACCCAGACGCGGTTGAGGTTAAAATGAAATCTATTGAAATTTACGGTATCACTAAGTGGAAAGATGTTGACAATGTTCTTTGGGGTAATTCAACATATAAATGGGAAGATGCCGGTGGTGATTGGGTTTTCCCACAGCAGAATACAGAAGATGTTGATGCTGAAATTGGTACACTGTACTTAACTCTTGACAGAGCAAACTATTTACATGATGAATCACAGGGTGTTAACTTTTCAATGGTTCGTAGATATAAAGACACTGCACAACCTGGAGGTTATGGTGAAACTACTGGACCATACTTTTGGAAAAACCTTTCAAAGCATACATGGAATGACGGTAAGCACACTTGGTGGGATGCGACTTATGTTGGTATGGACCAAACATCTTCGTTCAAAATCATAAGCGGTGATATCGGTTCTGAACTTAAGGTTAACTATTTTAATGTAGCTAATAATACGACTTACAGTGGCATTATTACACTACTCGATGATCTAACCGACCCACTAGATACAGCTGCATTTCAAAATACTGCAGATCTATTAAATGCTTCAACGGATTACGTGTTATCTAAGTTTAACTATAATCCAATTTTCAAAGCGGGTTCACCTACAATTTGTGAAGGCATTCTTGTGGTTGGTAAACAGTATTCGCATGTTTATGATTATAGCTCGCTTGAAGTATTGGTTGGTTCAATTCAAATTGAAGACCAGGTTCACTATAAATCATACAATCCAACGTACAATGACATCAAAATTATTGATGATCATACAGACTTAGAACTTCTATCACACGTTACTTTCTCGGTTGATAAATCTAAAATACCGGGTAAGGTCGCTTATTCATGGACTATTCAGAATAACAGCCAAAACGTTGAAGATATATACTACAATAATAAGTGGTTAACATATCTCTTTGAGCATAAGGGTGATTACACAATTAAGCTCAAAGTTACTGATGTTAATGGTAACACTAATGAAATAAGCAAAAACGCACTAACAATTAAATAAAAAAACGTAAAATGGCAATCATTTCACTAATTCAGGGTACAGATAGCTTATCAAGTTCTAGAGTAACTTTAAATGATAATTTCACTGCTATTAATGACGAGCTTACATCGGTAACGTCACTTCTAGACCCAACAACAACAAACCTAACTGGCGTAAATAATATTGAAGCTACTGCGATTTCTGTTGCTGGCGGTGATATTGCACTTGGTGCTTCTGCAGTAACTATTGATGTTGCTACTGAGGTTTCTAAACTGCTTACTGCAAGTGCTGGTGTTGTATATGGTTCTGTTGCAGTTTCAACAAGCATGCCAGGTGCTTTGGGTTATACAAGTTCAACATATGTTGTTGATGGTAACTCAGCGCCTTCTGTAAGCTTGGCACAAGCTGAAGATGGTCAAGAAATTACAATCATTGCAACTAATGCAATGGTTACTGTAGACGCTTCGCTTGTTGCTGGTGTTTCTACAATTGAACTTGACCCAGCTGGTACAATTACTCTAAGATATGTTGGTTCAAATTGGTATGTAATCGCTGCATCACCAATTAATATTAACATCGCTTAATAAAATATAAATATATCCATGGCAACACCATTAGTAAGAACCGTGCAAGAGCAGGGTGGTACAATGTACGCCTTTGCTTCCGCTGCAAGAGATTTAACAAGAGCACAAGGAGATCCAGACTTAAAGTTTGAATTCTCTCAATATGCCCTACTTGATCTTCCAGAGGTTACTGCTCAGGTTAACGGTCTTAATACAATCGAATTTGAAAGACTTGAGGATGTTGCGGGTAATAACTATGTGCCAAGCCTAGACACTAACAGGTCTTGGGCTGAAACACTGCAGAATTATGCATTAAACCTGGAAGAAATCATTAGAAATGATGATGATTTTGATCCAATCCTATATAAATCTGATGCTGAAAAGATCTTCTTTAAGTATCTACAATCTATTGGTGCGTTTAGATTGAGAACGGCGACTTCTGGTGAAGCCGTTTCTACATTAGGTAGATACACAGAGGAGGACAATGCAAGTGGCACAGGTAATGATTATGAGCGTATCATTAAATATCTTGGAACTATTGATGTAATCAATGACAAGAATTATGCTGCAAATACATACCAGGAAATCTTTATTAATGTACCTTCATCTGTTGGTTATACGCCAGTTGTTCTTTTTGAAAACGATACGTATAATACAACAAGCTTAACACTTACAGCTAACACAAAGATTGAAGGTAGAGCTACAACAACACACCCTGAAGTTGGTTTTAGCTTAGATACACTAGTTGATACAAATGGTGAATATGATGTCAACACAAATCTAAACCCAGCTGTTGGTATTGATTTTAATGAAAGTAGTTACTATGCTGTTAGCGTTAACTCTTCAATCAATACACTGCATGATTTTTCACAAAAGGGCGGTAACTTTAAGTTTAATGCTGTTCTAGTTTATTACGATTTATATTCACAATCAAACCCAGGCAATAGAGCTACAAACCTATATGGTATCTTATTGCTTGATAACTTTAAGGATAACACGATTAGAGAATTTGTAAAATTCAAGCCAAACTCAATTACTGGTTTGAACGGTAATGCTTATTCACTAAAGCTTAATATCAAATACAATACTTCACTTGACAATGTTGGCGTTGAAAATTCTATCAACGATTTTACAACGTTCTCAATGGATCTTTTCTTTGACACTACATCAGTTCTTGAGAACGCAGCAAAGCTTCTAATGCAGGCAAACAGTAGATATGATGCCATTGCTAATAGACTTGATGTTATGGAGAATATGGTCCTATCATCTGAGGACGCTGATTTGATGAAGCAACAAATTGTTACTTTACAAACTCAGCTTGAAAATGCGGCACTTAACTTTGCCGATGAGACTTCACTTCTACAAATGATTACTGAAATCAATAGACGCATCAATCAGATTGTTGATGGTACTATTCCAACAGAAGTGCAATACAATACAAATGTTATTCACGACGGTCTAGGTACTACAGTTGATAAATCTGTGCCTAATAAGATTAAGATTAACAATAACGTATACGGATACAAGCTTCTAACTCTATTTGATTGGGACAATCTTACATCTACATCTGGTCTACAGGTTACTGCATATGATGCATCTAATGCATTAAATAAAGGTATCTTTGCAAGACTTAAGCCATTTGAGAATATGATGAGAGTTAATATTAAGAGTGGTGGAAGCGTGGCAAATAATGATGTTAATATATACATTGATGATAGCACTGCATCATGGAAAGATGGTCAAACACTAAAGCTAGTTTTTGATAACATTATTGAAATGAACGGTTACAACATCAACATTTATACAGACAAGAAAAATGGTTGGTCACAAGTTGCTCAAATTGTAAATGGCGATTTGAGAAATGGCAAACCTTATATTGAGATTGTTTGTACAAATCAAGCAACACTAACGTTTGTAGCAGACGTACTAAGATAAGATGGCAAATAACAGTATTTCGCAAATTATTAGACAGTTTCTGGAAATGAACCAGAACTCTTTGGAGAACTTTGAAAAGATCTCTGAAGCCATTACTACTGATAAAAAAACAGTATCACTGGATCTATTTGATGAACAGGGCAATCTTAAGACTGTTCAAGTTCCAGCTTTTGGTTACTTGAAGCGTGAGATTGAAAGACTTGATCTAAACTTCAAATCACTATCTGGCCTAAATACTGGCGACGCCACTGTGAAGATGGCTGATGGTACATTTAGACAAATTAATAAATCTAAGCTAAAGACCCCAGCAAAATCTGTTACTTCAATTTCAGCTCCAAGAGAATTTATTACTAAGACTAATAACTTCTTTGAAGCATTCTTAAACCCACTATTACAGGTTCAACTAAATGTTAACGGTCAAGTACCAGCTGACACTGAAAAAATCAAGCTGAGAAGGTATTTAATCGATTCTAATGACACTAACTCTACTGAATGGTTCGATGATAACCTTAAGGGCCTAGATGTCTTAGAAGTCAATACATTAGTCTCAAATCTTGCAACTAACTCTATCAAGTATATTGTTGACGAGGAAATTATTGATGCTCCTGTAAGATCATCTCAATACTCCGGTGCATTCTCTGTGTCTAATGTTAGAACAACACAGCGTAACATTATTGTTGATGGTATTACTCAAGTAAAAACTATCAAGCTTTATACACTCAATAAGTTCACATACAGCGATTCGTCTAAAACAATGTCGGATACGGAATCACTAAAGATTGGTGATGAACTACTTGTTAACTCTGGTAATGCTTCAACTAAGTATAGAATTGTTTCTCTTAACACGGATACTCTTGAAGTTGAACTACTATTACTTGAAGGTTATGAATCAATCATGGTTGGTGTTGACCAACTAAAAATCTACAAGGGCAAAGAAGCTTATAATAGCATTGAGGTTAATGTTGGCTTTGATGAAAGACAAGTTGTATTCATTAAGCCAGTTGATCCAGATTCAAATCTTGAAGCTGAGAATTGGTCACCTGGTACGGCGTTCTATTCCAATGAACTTCTTATTACAAGAGACAATGGCGAGGTTCAAAACCTTGCTACTTATTATAAGGCAGAGGTTGCTGACTTTGGTCAAATGATCAAAGCACTTAAGGATGATTCTATTCCACCATCAACACTTGGTGTTAAGCCAAATGCTCCAGTACTTGATGTAAATAACTTCAAGGTTGTTCAGGTTAATTCACACCTTACAAAGAACTCGGCGTTCCAATCAATTAAGAAGCTTAACGGTAATAAAGTTTCTGTTGAGGAAACTATTAAGAGTATTGATTCAGCAATCTCACAAAAGCGTGGAGAAATTGCTACGAAGAAATACACATCAGCTATTGAAAAAGATAGAGACCGTAACGAGCTTACGTCTATCCTTAATCAAAGAACAGCTGAATCTCAGATGTATTCATCTTTGGTTAATCAAATTAAATCAGTAGCTGATAATAGTTCAGTGTCTAATATCTCTGCGAAATACAGAGTGCGCGGTTTCTGGACAATGCCAACAGCAAAGCTTGCTGCTGATACACTACCACAAGAGGTTGTACAATTTAAAGTACAATATAGATACCTATCATCTGACGGTACGCCTGCGGGTGTTGAACAGATTGATGTTGTAGATGGCACATCAAAGAAGACAGCTTCGTTCTCAAACTGGGTAGAGGTTGCATCTAAGCCAAGAAAGAGAATCAAGGATGAAGTCACTGGTAAGTATATCTGGGCAACTGAAAGTATTGAAGATGGTCAAGCTGTAAATATTAATCAGCTGGATATTCCTATTCAAGCGGGTGAGGTTGTTGAATTCAGAGTAAAGTCAGTATCTGAAGCTGGATGGCCAGCAAACCCAATCGAATCAGATTGGTCTGACATCACAAGAATTGAATTCCCAGCAGGTTCACAAACTGATGAATCAGTACTCAACCTAATCAATGAGAATTCTAAAGAAGTTGCAAGAGTAAAACTTATTGACGAATTGAACAGCACTGGTGTTTACCAACACGTGTCTGATTCATTCACAATCAATGATAAGTATTTCTCACACGATGCACAATCAATTGCATCTGGCTTTTTAACAGATGCACAAAGTCCAATCACATTGTACGAAAAGCTTCTTGCAATGCAAATTGAGATCAATGCACTTAAAGAACAAATCAACGGTACAATTGGCGAGCTTATTGTTAAGCTTCAAAAAGAAGATGGTACTGTTGAGGTTATTCAAAACAATTCAACTAAGCAGATATTTGCTGGATACTATACAGATGAGGTTGCAAACCTTCAAATTAAGAAAGGTCATATTGTAACTAAGACATTTAAGATTATTCTTGAAAATTCAAAAGCAACCCCGCTTGAACTTATCTCAAGACTATATGGTGATAGAAAACAACCAGCATACCATTCAACTGCAAACCTAAGCTTTGGTCCAACAGCAAACCAAACATCTGTAAGCTCAGCGGTATCTGACGATGCATACTATCTATCATCTGGCAAGTATGACCTGGTTCCTGTATTATATCAAAATACTACAGCACCTGAATTTACATCAACATTATTCTTAAATGATGCACCATATCAATCTACACAGCTGAGAGGTCAATTCATTTATTCTAGATTCAAAAATCTAGCAAATGATGCAAACCTATACGCAACTACAAACGTTGATAACTCTGATACGGATGCTGCAATTCAATTTGAATATTCAATGTTTGATATTCTTTCAGAGGGCCTAGGTGGAAACGGTGCGCCAGGTAGCGGTAACTTTATTTGGAATGGTACTTATAATAACGTAAGTGGTGATGTTATTTATGTTAATACATTACAATCTGTCAAGGATTACGACAGCGGTATTTTCTTGCACTACAAACATCCAGATGTTATAGATCAAATTGCATATTCAACAATCTATAATAATGGTGCTGGCGTTGTTCAACCAAAAACATTAGGTTCAAACAACATTCAAACGGCGTTCTATTACGATGGTACTCAAAACCGTACTATTAAAATGGGCTTTGATTCAAAAGACCAATACCTATTGGGTGGTAAATCATGTGGTGCATACCTATTTATGTCTCCACTTTCAATTGATTCATTGGTTGTAAATTCAGATAACACTGAAGGTAAATCAATTATCAATACTGGTGAAAACAATGCAATTGCACTTGATGTTATCTTCCAATACAGAATGACTGACTACTCTGGTGTATCTGATGCATCACTTGGTTACATTGCGGGTGAATACAGTCAAACTAAGACAAACCTAACTTACTCTAAGAGAATTGGTCTAGATATCCTGGATTCACAAAACAAGAAGTTTTCATTTGATCTAGAAGTATTTGCAAAGTATAAGGCCTAAATTTACTGGGATATATAGTTAAGCGCTAAATATATCACAGGTTAATGGCTAGCATAAACTTTGAGGTCAACTCTAATTCAATCGACAATAAGAGCCAGGTTATTCTAAGGACTAACCCGCTATTGACATCTAATGTCAAATTAGTAACTGATTCATCAGGAGAACTATATCTTGATAGTATTAGTGCTAATAAGACGTTGAGTGATCAACGCTATAAAAAGTTTGCAATTGATAGCACTGGGCATCTTGCCTATGACATTGCTAAGTTTTACGATAAGACTCCATTAAAAGCCGCGTATGGCGTCCTACGCAAGGATTCAGATACGTCAGTGTATAGAGAATATCAAAAACAATATGAAGAGCAATACCACTACGGCGCGACTCTAAATAGCTATAAAGAATTTAGCGAGAACATCAGATTCATGGCGCCGCTATGGATTGATGAAAAGTTACCCGAGTATTTTGTTGTATACAGAATTGAAGAACCTGTTTCTACAATGCCACTTACAAACGATTTGTATGGCATCAATGACAGGATTATGACAATGCTTTCAAACGCAACGATTGTGAAGGCGTTTGATATGAGACCTGGTAGCAAGCTTGGTAACTACCTACACAGATTTGCAAATGACCCGGATAGGCCGCTAGCCCCACTCACAGCATCATTTGAAAAAGATGGCAAAACATCTTGGAATGGTATTGACCTTATTAAGGGTGGATTCACACAAAAGTCTGAATTTATTTATAACGCATTTGTTAATAATGACAGACCTGAGATACTTAATAATGCTTTTATTACTGAAGGTTTTGGCAGAAACAATTTAGTCAGTGCTAATCTTATTAATCTTGAATTCTTATTTGAAGATTTTGATAATCCATATGAGGTTAACAGGTACATCGGTATTTATGTAAACGCACATGAAGAGGGTTCGTTTAAGCATACTAAATACGATGGTACTTATTTAACTATTAACCCATCTACAGTTGATACAAATTTTGATTTAACTGGAACATCATTGGTTGCTACTGATATGTTGCCTACGCTTGATTTGGTTGATCCAGTTTTACAGTGGGTGAAATCAGGGGATTCATTTGCACATATAAAAAATAATGCAGAAGGTAAGGTACTTGATCCTTATAAATTGAAAGTAAATGCATTTGATATCACGGCTGACAAATATGTAAAAAAGCTGGATACTCTTCAAATCTATAACTTACTCGATGATAGCCGAGACTATTTAACAATTACTGTTAATGGTAATCCAAACATTGGAGATACTTATATTCTTGGTGTACTTACAGAAGTTATAATTTCTGGTGATACAACACCATTTAAGATTGTAGCAGAACCTGTTTTACCAGCAGGAACTTATGAAGATCACAAGTTTTCAAATAAAGGTACCGTCGAGCAAGTTACATTTGCAATGATGGGCGCCATTAAAAATATAGAAGACCTTTCTGTTTCTGTTTCCGCAGTTGGTAATGTTATTACTATTAATAACTATAGAAGTGGCAACAGAATGTATAACTTCTTTTTTGCACAAGATGCACTAAATGGTTCGGCAGTTTCTGTTGAGGGTCTTTCAGATAATGTGTTAAAGCACATGAAACTTGATGCTGTTACTGGTGATGTAAACTTTTATACGGATTGGAATGTATGGTCTGGTCGTGGTGGTTCAGCCGTTGGTTCTGGATTTTTGGTTACACAAAATGAAATTGGAGACATTGATGAAAATACCTGGGTCAGGAATGGTAATAAATTTATTCGTATTGTTGAGATTATAAAAGACGACACATATACTGATTTATACCGCGTTTGTTTGGATGGTCCAATTGACAAGTTAGAAATTAATGATAATAGCGTAAACCTCTGGGTTGAAAATAAGATTAAGTTTGGTAAGTTTGAAGCATTTGATTTTTATGACTTTGACTTCAACTTTTATTCAACTGCTAATTCAGATTTAGGTGAACTAGTATATGAGGATTATATTGTAGATATTCAACAAGACCAACTCGAGGATATTGTTAAATACAGTGAAAGTGCACAAACTTATTTTAATAATTTAATTAGCGTTAATACTGGAATTACAAAAACAGGATCTGGCGTTACTAAAATAGCTAATGAATACGACAGACTTCAAGAGAATAATAATACTGACTTTGCTCTTTATTCTAGGGTTGTACCTACTGTAAATAAATGGAAATACTTCGAAGGTGTAAACTGTAGAGAAAATCCATATATGCTTTCAATGAGTGAAGCGTTTGGTAAAACTAACTTTGCACCTGATATTACGGTTGATGGTAGAAACATTAATGGAATGACGCACGAGTGGTTCTATTTATACCAACACCCAACTTATAATATACCCGACGGCACGCAGTACGGTCAGCAGATGACATCATCTGATGTTGCAGAAATGGTTACAAAACTAAAAAGTTATATTCAGCCAGAACTTAATATTGAACTTACAGAAGCTAATCTAAAAGATATCGATAATAATTGGTTCGATAGATTATTTGTTTATGATGGTTTTGATTATACTGGGGTTGGATTTGCACCTGCAACGCCAACACCTAAGTATGTAAGACTCAGAAAAGGTAGTGATGCAGCACCAGCTGAAGCCCTATTTAGAGGACTTAAAGTTAAGATATATGGTCGTAAAGAATTCTTATTAGCAAATCCACAGAATCTTATTACATCAACTGAATTTAATGATTATAAATTTACAGCCGTATTAGACTATAAATACGATAATGATTTTGATAATGTGCAAATAAAAGCCATTCAAAATAAAGTATTTAAAACTATTACATTATACATTAATGTTAACTCGTCTGAGCGCAACCTAAGCTTTTTAAATAGAAAGCTATTGTATAACTTACAAGATTTTGTTGATTATTCTGGAACACCGGTAGATACAAACATTAATGGCTACCTAGATTTTGATATCCCACAAGCCGGTCAAGATAATTACATTGATGCGGTTGGTGTTGATACAAAACTACTTAGGGAGATTCAATTGAATGAAGATGGTGGATACAATAATATTAAATTCGATTATGCTGGTACAACATGGTTACTACCGGTAAGTGAGGTTTATAATAACAATTCTATTAGAATCAATACAACATCGTTTGGTATTGTATACGATGAGCTTGGTGTTAATACATTAAATATTTCTTTATTACCAAGTACGGTCTGGTCTACAACATCATTCAAATATGTAGACGGCGGTTACAAGCTTGCAAAATCTACATTTGAAAGTATTTCTGCTAAAGCTATTGCTGACCTATTAAATAATAACGATACCAGAACTATCAAGTATATTACTATTGATGAAAATGGTAATGAATTACTAAATAGATTCATCATCAACATTGAAGATGGTCATGAGATTGTAAGAACATCTGATTTGATTACAAGTCCAGATCCTAATAAACCAAACAGCTATAAAGTAAGTTCTGGTAAGGTTGGTGATATTATTGTTGAAAGAAATGACCCACACCAGGTTAAGTTAATTAGAATGTCTGGTGATTACACACCACTTGCAAGACCTGTTGTTACATTCACAGATATTCATAGACCATATAAAACAACTCAAATCATAGCGCCAGACGCTCGCGAGAAATTATTGTACAATAGATACAATAGACTTGGGGTTGCATTTGGTTCTTATATGAATCAGGGTCAATACAAATACGGTCTAATTGAGGATATGTTTTATCATAAGATTAATCCTGAAAAAGCTGACGGTATTTTAAAGCTTTCAAATAGTACAAGTGAACTACCATTGTATCCACTTATAGGCGAGATTGCTATTGACCGTAGAGATATAAATGTATTCCGTTCTTCTTGGGAGCCTGAATTCTATGCAAAGAATGACAGTAACAAGCAGGTTAATTATGTGTATGGTACACTGTCACCGTATGAAGAAGGTGCATTCCTTGCATCAACATTGAATCTACCAAAGAATCAATACGATATTACTGCTTATCCACAAATTAGCTGGGCTAATTCATTGGATGATATGAAGACTAGAAAAGCAGCAAATAACTTTAAGGGTAGCGCCGTAGTCTTTGAAGATGATGATAAGTTTTACATGGACCTATACATTGGTAATGTACTCACTGATTTATTAATTTCAGATAATGCAGGTATTAGTATTAAAAAGTATGTAAATACATCTGAATCTTATGGTGATAAGACAACGCTTGATGATGATATCAAGAAATACATTGAGGTAAATCTACTTCAGCTTATGAACATAACTGATGTTAGACTTTTTGTAAATGAATCTAAGGATATTAAAGTAAGCCAAATCTTAAATGCTAACTCTCTTAGCGACATTCTTTATACACCATTCCTTGAAAATAAGAATTTCATTTTAGAGTATGATAATATCAATCCTCTAAATATAAGAGTAATATATAATAAAAGACCTGGATTTAGACAAGAGATCTATATCTATACAAAAATAAATAGCTAATCATGGCGATTAATATACAAGAAATTCTTGATAATGATTCATTAGCACAAAGAATTGATAAAATTAATTATAACTTTGACCAGATTGTGGCCAATGGCGGTGGTCCAATTGGTCTAACTGGATCTAAGGGTGCTTCTGGTGCAACTGGCCCACAAGGCGCTCAAGGTCCTGTTGGTCCACAAGGTGCAACTGGCGCACAGGGCGCATACACTGATTTCTTTGTTGTTGATGATTTTGTGGAACAGGATTCAGTATATCTTAAGAATGATCCAGCTACCACACACGTATCTACTCTAACACTTGGTGAGGCAAATGCCGATACTAACGGCAGTCCAAGTGTTGTAGATTATAAGGATTCAACTTTGCGTATTATTACAAATCAAGATTTATTTGACACAGCTCTTAGAATTCAATCAAGTGATAGTACTACAAAGTTTATTGATGTTGCATTTAATGATGATGGCGCTGATAGAATCCTTAGTTTTAAAACTTCGGCGATTGGTGCCTTAAATACAGTATATGATTTTACAGGTTCTAGTCTTACACTTTCATCTGGTGCTGGTGTTAAGGTTAAATTAGATGTAACTGAATCTGTATTTACTTCAAATACTAAATTCAACGGTGCTGTTAAAATGCCATCAGGTGCAGCAGCAAATAAGGTACTTAAATCATCAGATGCTCAAGGTACATTTACTTGGGGTGATCCAGGTGTTGTGCCGATTGGTACAATTGTAATGGCACCTGCTTTCATAATTAATAATGCTACTAAAATTCAATGGACATCATCTGGTGATGCGGCATTTGATTATATTGGTAGAGGTAAAGATGATTGGGCTGGTTGGTACTGGTGTAATGGTCAAACTTGGGGTACATATGTAACTCCAGATCTTAGAGACCGTTTTGCACTTGGTTACAGTAAATCTGTTGCTGACTCTACACCATCTCAGACTGGTAATACATTACATGGTAATAAGAATGTTACTCAACTAACAAATGTTTCTGTAAATATTCCACTAGCAAACCACACCCATACAACAAATATTGGCAATACTACAATAGATAAGGGTGATGTATATAATCCTGTTAGTATTCTTGAACCAGAATCTGGTGGTTCTTCAGACTTTATTTCTGGTAATCCAGATTCAACACCAACTCAAACTGGAACAATTGCAATTGCACCAAAATCTGCAACTGTAATTTATATGATTTATTTAGAAGCAACAAACTTAACGTACTCATTATCTGAAATTGGTGGTGGTGTAAGTATTGAAGGAGCATAAATATTGGTCAATAATATTTAATATACAATGATTAACATTAAAATAGATAAAGATTGGATTCCTTTCATTGCAATAGCTGTGCTTATTTTTATTTTGTTAGGTCAGTGTTCTAGTAATGCTGCACTAAGAGAAGATATTAAAGAACTTAAGCAAACTGTTTCTATTGCTGATAATAACTTAGAGGCATCTAAAGATTCAGTTAGAACTTATGTTAATAAAGCTGGATTTCTTGAATCTGAAATAAGAACATTTAAGTATACAAATACACAATTGGTCGAGAATAATGGCGCGCTTACTAAAAAGTACAGAGCTGCACTTGGTTTGAATAAAAAACTACAAGGTGTAAATACTCTATTACAGGCAGAGCTTAATGTTAAAGATAGTCTTTTACTTAGTGCTCAAATTAATCCTGATTCAACATTTACATTTAATGATTCAGCTAACTTTGGTGACAACAATATTAGAATTGTCAGATTGGATGGTAAGATTAATGAATCATCAGTTACTGGTAACCTTTCAATCTATCAAACAATTTCGCTACTTGGTGTAATTGAAAAAAAGGACGGTGTATCACAACTTAAGATAAGTACTAAATACCCATTTGATGATATTAAATTACAGGGTATTGAAGTTATTAATGAAGAGTTGAATACATATAAGAATAAATCAAGATGGGTGGTTAACGCTGGTATTGGTTATGGTATTATTCCACTCAATGGTGGACTTAGACTTTCACCTGTTATTGGAATTAGTTTAGGATACTCACCAAAGTGGTTACAATTTTAATAATATAAACTATTAGATGGCACAAGCTTCAAAATATGCAAGACTGGATCAGGATGTTCTTTTAGAATTCATTTATCATGATCAAAATATAGCTACACTTAGTAACTATCAAATTGAAATTGATAATAATGGTTCACACCTACTTGCACTTAATACTACAGCGTCTACTTCAGACACTCGCCATCTTATTCATGAGCTTGGTGCTGCAGTTGTAAACTTTGATGTAACTAGTGCCAGTGGTATGCTTCTTGTTGAAAACTTTGCGGCAAGACCACTTACACTTGCTAACGGCAAAACATACAAATTTAATGTTGCTGCGCTTACAATACCATCAAGCTTTGAAATTCTAGATTCAACTAGTAATGTTGTTGGTACATATTCAAATGGTATTTATACATTTGTACCATCGGTTAATGGTTCATACACATATACATATCCATCACTTAAAGGCGGTGCGATTACGGTACAAACTACTGCTAATCCATTGTATGCAACGGCTGACGAAGAAACTGGTAACGATATTAAAACAGGGGCTGGCCAAATTGGAAGATACCAAGCAGTTCTTGTAGACGGCGCGCTTCAATCAAAGTATGCACTTCTAGATTCTACAAATAATTTTATTGATAATAATATAGCTTGGCTTGGTTCAACATCTTCAACAATTGACCAAGCTGATGCAACGGACATTCCAGCAAATACAATTACTTATGATACTGTAAGACTTCATTTGCGCGCTGGTTATTCTTTTGATGCTAGAGGTTATGAGGGTTTCCTTTTCCAAATTGGTGCAAAAAGACTTTCAGGTGTTAAGAACATGTTTACATCTATTGTCTATTTGAATTCATCTTCATTTGAGATTCAAAATCCAAAGCCATTTATTTTAGGCGAAACAATGTATTCTAAGTTCATTGAAATTAAGGTACCTTCTCTAGCAAACCCAGATGGTGATTTCATCGATTGGTTCTTTGGTACTGGTACTGATGCACTAGACACTACGTCAAATTATGAAGTTACATTCAAATTGATTGACAATGTTTACAGTGACCTTGGTTTTGATTATATCAATACTGGTGAAGAAGTTGAATTTACAATCGCTAAGGAAGACGAATACCAGGATATTGCAGCTGTTATTGAAGAAGCTACAGATGGTGATTACTTTTTACTATACGGAACTAAAGACGGATCAATTTCAGAATTTGATAAGTACATCATGAACAGACGTGAATTCTCAGGTGACGATATTATCGTATTCCACGATGTTGCGGTTTATGAACAAATCACATCGTTCTTTGATAAGAGCTACGAAATGTCAATGTCACAGTCTGAAAACTTTTCAAACCCACTACCATTTAGACCGGTAATTCAAAATGCATCGACAGCTACCGCTTACAATATTGATTATACATTGAGAATTTATAACGAGACTAATAATACTCAAATTGTAAAGCGCGCTTCATTTACATCATATGATGTTGGTAAGTTTGGTAAGAGACTTAGAACTATCAATCTTCCATCAACAAACAAAATCTTAAAGGTATACAATACTCTTCCAAATGTTCTTGAGAATAGACAGATTATTGAAAACCTTGCAACATTACCAAGTAATCAAACAAGATTTGTACCTACATTTATTGAACGCATGAATATTGTAACTGGTTCAACAAGTGTAACTATTACAAGCAACGAGGTTGTAGACAATTCTGAGATTACATATTTTGCAGACGGTAAGAGTGTTTTAACTCTAAGCCCATTTGATAACTATGTTAAATTTAAGATTGCTAAGAAAAGCGGTTCTGATTTAATTAATATATCACTTGAATCAGTTGATAAGGTTATCCTAAATTTGGGTGGTGTTGCAATTGAAAATACACTAAACTATGCTGATGTCGAGCTTGGTGAAGGTGAAATCATGTTTAAAATCAGTGAAGCAGATATTACTGCAGCATCTAAAGAAAAGAATAATAATTATATGCTTTCTATTCAGAACGGCACTGATAAAACCTTAATTCACCACGGAACTTTTAACATCTTAGGTATTACACCTAAATCGGTAAGTCCAGTTACACCGCTTCCAGAAATAAATAAATTCTAAATCTTGATATGATACTCAACTCAAGAAGTAATTTATTTAACTTTAAGTTTCCAAAGAACTTTGTACCGCAAGAGGTAGCTGATAAGTACAGACCGTATCTTAACAGAATGCCAGGTAACATTATTGAGGAACCTATTGATTTTGTTAACTACACAATTCAGGGACTTGCTATACCTGGTGTTTCATTCGATCCAGCTCAACAAGCACCTAACGATGGTACAATCACATATAAACGCGGGTACCAACCAATTCAAAACCTAATCAATAGAGAAGTTACTGTAACAATGCAGTTGTTGGACGGTTTTATTAACTATTGGATTATGTCAGACACTCTGTTATACCATTACAATAGAGCAAATACAAATGAATATATTGATGACTTTAAGCTTCAAATCCTAGATGCTGAAGGTATTCACGTAATGTCTGCTGTATTTGAGAAGCCAATTATGAACTCTATTTCAGAGCTAGAATTAAACATGGCAAGTAATATTGCAGAATTCTCAACATTCAATATAACATTCTTCTACAATAAGTTTAATTTACTTAATGAATTAGACTGATATATAAAATATCAAATACAGAATATTTAGATGAAGACTTTTTTAAAATACCTAGAAGAACAAGCCGTAACTGAAAAAGACATGCAGTCTTTGAACGAATCTCTACAACAGGAGTGGACTCCAGAACTAGAAGCTAAAGTTGATGAAGCTATTGAAGCATTTCTAGCAGAATACAAAAAAGAAGATGGTTCATACGACCTAGCAGCTTTTAATGAAGAGGTAACTAATGAGGGTATCCTTGGTTCTATTATCGGTGGTCTTACAGGTTTTGCCCTAGGTAAATCTGTCGGCAAGATTGTTGCTAAAGTACTAGGTATTGAAAAAGGTATTTTTTACGATCTGTTAACTTCAAGACTTGTTGGTGCTGCACTAGGTGCTAGTCTTGGTAAAAGAATCTAATTTGAATTTAATAGCAATCGATTTTTCGATCAACTCTCCAGGCATCTGTCTTCTTAAAGATGGAAAGCCATATTATATCTCATATCTAAAACCAGGTACTGGTACAAAAAAAGAACAAAAGCTTCAAGAGGAAATGAACCTACTTGATGATGTTACTTTAATATATCAACCAGAGCCAAACATTGATAAACAGGAAATGGCAAGGGTCATGAGACACCGTGATATTGCTGAAGGTATATGTAATATTATTGCAGAAAATACCAATCCAGAAGAAGAGTATAAAATCTTTTTTGAAGGTTCTTCTTATGGCACCTCAAGATTCGGAACCAACTCTCTTATTGATTTAGCATCCGCCAGCTCTATACTTAAATCTTATTTGATTGATCGCTTTAATGTAACTCAACTTGAAGTCTTCGCCCCTACAAGTATTAAGAAACATGCTGGTAAAGGTAACATGAAGAAGATGGACATGTGGTATGTTTATATCAATGATACATCAAATATTGAATCAGGTCTTTGGAACTTTTGTCAAGAATTCAAAGAGGACAAAAAGATTATGAAGCCCTTAGATGACCTTGTAGATGCTTACTTTATTATGTCTTATGCTCAAACCCTTTAAATTGTATTTTACCCTCAGGCATAAAACCATAACTTATATGAGCATATTGGGGGTTTTGTTTCATTAGCTTGAAACTTTTTTAAAAAATAGTATAATAATATAAAAGATATATAAGATATGATTAATGCAACATACCTAAGTACTCTAAAAGATATTCTTGAAATCATGGTTCTTGAAAATAGAATCACTGAAGCAGAGATGTTATCTTTTTTAGCTAAAGCTGGTTTGACTAAGACCGACAACGGTGATTGGATCGACGAAGCCGGAGCTAGATATTCACGCATGTGATAAGACAAGCTTGAAACTTTTTTCAGGTTTGGTGTATAAGTAGTGTTAAGTTACTCTAAAGGTATTTAACGATTTTAAAGTTCAACAATTTAAATTAAAGTATTAAAGGAATTATGGCAGATTTTGACATTTTCAACTTGAGCGTCAACGATGTTGAAACTCACAACCAAGCAGCTTCTTCAACTACTGAAGTTGTTTACAAACCATCAGCCGATGATGGCAAGGACGGTACTTACAAAGCACTTATCCGCTTCGTACCTAATCCAGAAAACCCACGCAAATCACTTGTTAGAAAGTACGTACACTGGTTGACAGACCCTTCAGGTTCTGGTCGTCTAGTCGACTCTCCAACTTCAGTGGGTGAAAAGTGCCCTATCCAGGACACGTTCTTCCGTCTCCGCAAATCAGACTCAGCGGTAGACCGTAAAATGTCTGAGCGTCTAAAGCGTCGCGAACAATATTACGCTTTGATCAAAGTTATTAAAGATCCTCAGAACCCAGCTCTAGAAGGCCAATACATGGTATTCAAGTTTGGTTACAAGATCAAAGAGAAGATTGACGAGGAATTGTCACCAGCATTTGGCGAGCCAACTCAAGTATTTGACCTTTTTGAAGGCAAGAACTTTGAATTGATTATTACTCGTCAGGGTGAGTACAACAACTATGATAAGTCAAAGTTTTCTGCTTCGACGTCTGCAATCATGGTTGGTGAAAAACCGGCTGAACGCAATCAAGAATCAATGCAAGCTATCAAGACTGAATTGGATGCAGCTCCTTCACTTTCAGTGTACGAGTACAAGCCATGGGATGACCAAACTCGTGACTTTGTAAACCAAGTTCTTGGCCAATACATTTCAAACCCAGGTCGTGCTATGGGCGCTGTATCTGCAGCTCCTGCAAAATCAGCACCAAAAGCGGCTGAAATGGCTAGCGAATCATTTGACTTGGACAACGTTGATGCAACTGCAAGCGGTAGTACATCAAACGTAAGTGATGACGATGACCTTGATTCATTCTTGAATGGACTCGACATCTAATCTCACTGAGGAACTCAAAAATAGAATTAGAAGCTTAGTTAAAGAGGTGGCCGTGCAAGAACACGGTCACCCCTCTAAGCAAATGATTAAGGAGATGCCAGGTCGTTTGACGCTGGCTTGTCCTTATTGTGGAGACTCCTCAACTGACGTAACCAAAAAGCGATGCAACCTTTATTGGGACACCCTACAATTCCACTGTTATAACTGTGGTGAGCATGGTGACCTAAATAAACTATTACGTGATCATAACCTTAGAATGCGGGGTGGTGATGACTCAATTACAATTATTGAGTATATCAAGACCAAGAAGACCGAGGTACAACAGATTGAAACGCTGAAGCACGGTATCTATGTTAAAGCTGCTGAATCTGCAATTAAAGTAGAAGACTTTAAAAAATACTTTGGTGCTAAATCAATAGAGGTTGGTGATTATGCTTGGTTCTATTTAAAGAATCGTGGATTGCATCAAAAGTCAGATGAGTTTCTTTATTCGTCATTTGGTCAGAATCTTTGGATTTTAAATAAGACACAAGACGGTAAAATACTTGGATGCCAAAGTAGAAAGCTTGGCAAATATAAATCAAGATATCTTACGTATGATATGGGTAAACTTTATAGCGAGATGGGTATTGAATTCCCATACGAAGGCGAAGAGCTTATATCAATCAATAAGATATCTACACTTTTTAATATTATGCGTATTGATATGACACGACCGGTTACCATTTTTGAGGGACCCCTTGATGCCATGTTTATGCATAATTCTTTAGCTTTAGCAACAGCCGGTCGTTCAACTACAGAATTAGATGAAATACCAACGACTCGTTATATGTTTGATAATGACGAGACAGGTAAGACAAAGATGATTGAAAAGCTTAAGCGTAATAAATCTGTGTTTATGTGGTCAAAATTCTTGAAAGAAAGTGGGCTAAATATATACACTGAGGATATCAAGGACCTAAACGACTTGGTAATGAAGTGCTATGAATTAAAGTCACCAGCACTAAAAAATATAGGCAATTATTTTACAGACTCTAAACTTGATGCACTGTACATATGATTGACTTTGAATTAATGATGCAAGATGAATTAGATGATTTTTACGACGAAAGTGAAAAGCATAATGATTTGAAAATGTTTGTAGAATTTGATAACCTTTGTACTGAATATAAAAGCAAGGAAATTAAGTTTGACAAACCAAAGATGAAGAAAAAGTTAAGGGCAAATCCATGGACCCCAAAGTCTAACAATAAATCATCACTGTTCTAATGTCAGAAAATAAAGTAATAAAAATAGACACATATCTAAATGACCAGCGCCAGGAATGGACTGCCAAAATTAGAGAGCTTGCAAAATCATTTAAGAACGTTGATGACCTGAATGAGGCAATGGTACTTATTCCGTCTTATAGACAAATTATCATTGAACAAATCGCACAACTTAACATTAAGATTAAGCAGCAAGAAGCAAAGCTTGCTAAAATATACAAATCATCGTATGTCAAATACTTTGAATACGATTATAAACTAACTGATAAGCAGAAGGAATCATTTTTGAAAGCCGACATGTCGGACGACTCAATGGTACTAAGCTTACTTGAAACGCAGATGGATTTCTTGCGTGAATCGGTTAAGACTCTAGATAATATGAGTTGGGCCGTTCGTAACAAGCTTCAACTACAGGGACTGTAACGAAAATAAAAACAGTTTCATTATGCATGGAACTAACACTCACTGATGACAATCAGTTTTTACGTATTGATGATATAACTGAACTTGAGTTAGAGCAGTTGAAGATATCCCTTACTCGAAGGATTGACGCTTGGCGTTTTAATCCATTGGTTAAGAAAGGGGTGTGGGATGGCTATGTCTCTTATGTAAAGGACGATAAGTGGGTACCTGCAGGTTTATGGCAGGAGATTACAAAGATTTGCAAACAATATAGGTATGATATCAAAATCAACGGTATCACTAGATTGTTTGATAAAGATATTTCGGCAGAGAGCTTTGAGAATTGGGCTATTGATTTTTTTCAAGATCACCCAGACGGCATCAAGCCACGCGACTACCAGATTGAAGCAGCATTTAATATTTTAAAGTTTAGGCGTTCCCTATCAGAATTGGCAACGTCAGCTGGTAAAACACTTATTTCATTTTTAACAGTGGCATATATGCTTGAAAAGCAAAAAGCCACACGTATCCTATTCATTGTACCAAACGTATCACTAGTTGTTCAGGCAACCGAAGACTTTGGCGAATACAACCATGAGAATAGAGTTAAGATGCTTATTCAACAAATCTATTCCGGTCAAAAGATAAAAGAGAACCGCAACATTGTCATTGGTACATACCAGTCTTTGGTCAAGAAGCCAAAAGAGTTCTTTGATGGATTTGATGCGGTTATTGTGGATGAAACACACAAGGCGAAATCAAACTCAATTAAAACGATTCTTGAAAAGTGCCGCATGGCAAAATACAAGTATGGTCTTTCTGGTACAATTCCTAAAGAAAACTCATTGGACAAGCTAACACTCATGGCACAGACGGGTCCGCTTATTACAGAAATTAAGGCAAACTTCTTACAACAAGAAGGTCACATTGCTGGGTGTAATGTTAAGATTATTGAAATGAACTATGCACCTGAATCTGCTAAGCAAGCGTTCATGGAATTGGCTACCAATAAGTATGAGAACAAAGATGTTTTTTCATTAGAACAAAACTATGTGATTAACTCAACCGGTCGTCTCAATTTTGTTACAAAAGTAATTTCAAAAATATCAAACAATTCCTTGGTGCTTTTTCATAGGATTGAACACGGCAAAAAGCTATATGAATTACTACGTCAACGCAGCGACAAAAAAGTCTATTATGTAGATGGTAATACTGATAAGGATATCAGGGAAGAATATAAAAAAAAGATGGAAGAGGGCGATGAGGTTGTAATTGTAGCCAGTTATGGTACATTTTCAACTGGTATTTCTATTAAGAAAATACACAATATCTTCTTCACGGAATCATTCAAATCAGAGGTTATTATCCGCCAATCAATTGGCCGAGGCCTACGTCAACACGAATCAAAAGATTCAGTTAACATTATTGACTTTGTTGATAATCTTTGTTTTGAGGAATGGCAGAACTATTTATATCGCCATGGCCATGAACGTAAAAAGATTTATCGCCAAGAAAAGTTCAGTTATGAAGTTAAAAAAGTTAATTTTCTAGGCGATATATAACAAAAGGTATTATACTATTAAAATAAAGTATCATTATACAATGAAAAAAATTGAATCATTCAAGAGCTTTAGCCAACTACAAGCTCAGCTAAAAGAAGACGCTAGACAGAACGAGCTAGCCGTCAAAAGAGAAGGCACTGTTTCTGAATTTAACAAGCTGCTCCAAAAATATAATGTTGCAAATATCAATGATCTAAATGAAGAAGATGTAGATACATTTTTTACAGAACTTCTAGGTGAAGGTAATGCGTTTGGTGCTGCTAGAGCTGAAGCTATTGCTAAAGGCGAAAAAGAATTTGAAGTAGACGGAGAAACTTTTAAAGTTGAAGACGTAGATGCTGAAGATAAAGAAAACGCTGAAGAGTTTGCTAATGAAGGCAATGCATTTGGTGCTGCAAGAGCTGAAGCTATTGCTAAGGGTGAAAAGACTTTCAAGGTTGACGGCGAAGAATTTGATGTTGAATCAGTAGATAAAGAAGACAAAGAAAACGCTGAAGAATTTGCAAATGAAGCTGAAGCGGTTACAGAAAGACTTTCATCATCAGAAATGAAAAGAATCTCAAGTCTTATTAATAATACAGAGCTAAATAATTTTAAAATGGCT